CCGCTAACTGTCAGAGATGTTATCTTCAGGTAGTTGTTTGACACCACAAGCTTTTCTTGCTCGATGAACTCCCCGATCTTATTAGTGACAACAAGGTGATCTGTGATGTCGTTCTTGAACACAGCTGTTGCACTGGTCGACGTGAAGTTAGCCGTGTACGCTATGTACTTCAGAGCCTCGTTCTGGATCGGAGTGAAGTTCAAGTCATTTGATGCAATAAAGAGTGAACCGAGCTGGTTGTTAATCTTGATATCAGCTCGCGCAGCTCCGACATCTTTACCGCCGAGTGCAGCGATCCAGATGTTGTAGTCTGGGTTGGCACCCGCAGGCACCACGACAATCGCGTACTGCTCGTTTGTTCTGAGCAGTACGGGAGTATCAAACTCGAACGTCGTCGCCGCGGATGCATTAGAGCTCGTGTTAACAGCAGAGGGCTGCAGCAGCTTAGACCCGTAAGGCACCGTGCGATTAGTCGGGAAACCATTTTCGGTCTCCCGAATCTGAACCTCTACTCCCAGGATGCTTGACTTCTTTTGGAAAAAAAGATCAACCTTGGTCAGAAATACCGCTTCTACACCTGTAGCAGGCTCATTAATGATGAATGTCTGAGCTATTGGTTTCATTTATTTCCTGCTTATCTTCTTGGCGGGCCAAAGCCCTGGCTGATCTGAGAGATGTTGGGCGGAGCATTCTCTGGCGGGCAGTGAGGATTCTTGATGCTCGTGTCAAAGTACTGCCACGTATTAGTGTTCGTAGTGCTTGCCCTCTGAATTGTTCGAGTAAGCTTTTCCTCTTCAATATTTATTGAGGGAGATCTGATCTGCAAGCTGTTCCTGCTCTTCTCGATAGCTAGGGCAGCTGCAAAGAGCTGTATTGATGCCTGAGTGCTGACCGCACCTTCTCCGGCAGCAAGATCTGCAATGTCTGTTATTCTGAACTCCAGTGATCCCTGCTTGAAGAGACCGGCGGGGATTGCCAGAATTCCATAAGCATTTCCATTCGCGTCGGACGTGACCGGGTTGCCCCACTCTGTAATTCCGCCGTACTGGTAGTTTCCGTAACCGTTGGATATGTAGACAAGGTTGCCTAGATTGGTGAAGTTATTTCCACCGCGTGGAGTTAGAGCGCCGGTGTATGGAGTCAGAGGCAGAACATCCTGGCTCATTGCAACGCTATCAAGATACACGTAAAGTCTGGTATTGGGCCTCATTCCTCGAGCTATAAAGAATATCTGTCTTGCAGGAACATACTTCTGAACCGAAACATTGGAGATGTAGTTGCCCAGATCAATACTGGTCTCAGATGTTGTTGGAACAAAGCTGCGCTTTATCTGCTGCTGCTGTTGGGCCAGTGTAGTGACTGTAGAGGTCTGCCAGGTCTGAAGCTGCCCGCCTGCGTATCTTTTTCCAGAAGTTCCGGTTATCTTGTCGCTTGACTGCTGACCGACAACCTTCTCGGTACCGAAGTCTGTCCAGTTAGAGTAAGTCGATCCGAACATCGAGTTGAGTTCACTTGCTCGGTTAACCCAGTTAGACGATAGGTCTATGTTGCTGTTGATGACCGGCTTTTGAGTGATGTCTGCATCCATGATTGCAGGAGGATCCAGGGTAACTGTTCCTCTGTAGTTATAGATGTCACCTTCGATGCAGTTTCTGAACTTAGATGCAAACGGCTGCTGTTGGTTCACGTTGTTTGACGTGTGCGGCAGCATGATGACGTAGCCCTTCTTTACAGCAGTCGAAGCAGTCGGGTCAAACCGCATGCCGATGGTCTGCTGACGGAAGTAAGGTCTTGCTTCCGAGGCAACGTCGTCGATCGCTATCATGTAGTTTTCATCGTTGGTGTTGCCGATGGAGTGATCTCTAAACGGATCAACAAGGATACCGTTCTTGAACCTGTTCTGACCGGTGTCACCGCTTCTGACTAGGAGAGACGTTGTCGCTTGCTCTAGGAGTGACAGAGACGTGTAGTACTCAAGCCTGTCGATCCTGGTATTGATCTTGTTAATGTCGGCCATCGTGTAGCGCTTGGTCTGCAGGACATTAGTCTGCACGGCGTAGTCATAGCGATTGAACTGTCTGGCTTCAGTCGGGGTAAGAGATGGATATGGAGCCAAAGTTGCGGTGCCGATAGTCATGGTACCCGGGACATCGGCCGGCGGCACTGGAACAAGTGCGGGAGTGCCCTCAGTTATGAGGATCTCACCGGCGGTTGTCAGTGACACTCTATCCTTACGAGGCAGATAGTACTGAATTGTAGACTCGAAGTTAGATCCAGGAGTCGGCAGATAGGAGCCGAAAGCTCCGTTGGCAAACAGGGTCAGGTTAGCTGACGGATTGACCGTAGCCGTTGAGACCGTGGCGTTAGCTATGGCTGTATTCTGAGCATATGGCCTGAAGTCAACGTTATCTCTGAGGTCAAAGAGCCCGCCGGCACTAGATCTGTATACCGGAATCTCCCAAGTCCTGATCGCTTCCGTATTTGCAATGTTGTCATCAACTGGGTAAGATCCTGCAGTGAAGAAGCCCACGCCCTGTGAGGGATCCGCCACCAGATTGTCAACCGAAACCAGCAGGGTAGCGTTCGGTGCAATCGGCGTAGTAGTCGCCACGTAGGCCAGGCCGTAGTAGCTGTCTCTCTGACCGCTGTCTAGCTGGAAAGGCCTTATAGGATTGGATGTCGAGTAAGTGCCGCCGCCGTTGTCGACATATACGGCGTTCAGCTTGATCACGTCTGGAATGCCCAGGCACCAGGGGCCCGCTGTTCCTCCAGGATTTGTATTAGCTTGGATCTTGATGTACGTTGACTTCTTCAGCGTCTTCTGGATGGGCACTGTAGCAGATCTGAGGATATCAAAGTATACTGTGGTCTGGAAGTTGGCATTGGCAGTCTCACCCAAGCTTATCACAGCCGTGTTGGGTGACGTGATCTCGATGGTTCTACCTGGGGCGGAGTAATCAATCGGCGCTCCGGCAGGCCAGACCTTCTGGTGATTTAGACCAGATGACGTGAACGTGAGGTTAGAGGAGACCGTCATCAGGGTGCTGTTCGTGATCGAGACAATTCTTCTGATTGATGTGTTACAGAAGAAGTAGTCACCGACCCGATACTGTGTCGTGAATGCTGTGGAAGTTCCGTTAACGAATGCAGACGATACGTTGACCGACACAGTGCCAGTCTTGTTGTTGCTGTATCCAGTCTGCACAGGCACCACAATGAATGAATTCCTACCGCTCTGGTTCAGGAATCCAGAGCCGTAGTTAAACGTCTCTATACCTGAACCTGCAGCTGCAGGAAGTGTTAAAGACAGAGTGCCAGTAGCTGCAACAAAGTCAGCATTGGATCTGTTTCTGTAGACAAACTGAGCAGTATTAGAGAACCCTTCCCTGCGGATTGCTCTTTGGCCAAACGGGAAGATAGCCGCTTCGCCGTCGGACTCCTGTAGCTTTGATATGTTGTTGTTGCTGAAGTCCTTCTCGAGGATGATGTCGGCAACTGCCTTGAGGCTACCGCTGTAGTAGATCAGGCTTCTAGCGTCGGTTATTCTCTGACCGGGTAGCATGCTGATGTTGAAGATGTAGATGGAGTACTTGGCGTTGACCCCAGGGGTACCCTCGTAGTACTCGACCCCTCGAACAAATGCGGTGCCGATCTTAGTGGCACTGGAGTAAGAGGTGTTCAAGAACGTGCCGTTTGATACGGCGACCTTAGCCACGTTGTGGATCTCGATCTCTGCAATCGCGTCGTTGTTAAAGTCACCTACAAACTCAGTCGTGTTGAAGTAGCTACCGAAGTTTGCAGTCACCAGCTGATTTGTGACCTCATTATAGTCGAGTGCCTTACGTAGGTCCGTTGTATTGTTGTTGATGAACTCTACGCGATAGCCCTTTACGTAGCCGATGCCGGGAGACGACACCATGCTGAGGTGCGTCGTGTTGGCTGTGTTCGAGGTGTAGTTGAACTTCTTCTCTGTGCTCAGCAGGAACGGATTGACGATGTAGTCGCCGTTGGTCTCGAAGGTCCTTCGAGCTAGTTCCTTAGCGAGAGCCGCATACTGTGGATCGTTCTTGATTGATACTGGCAGACCAGCCTTGAAGTCACACAGGGAGAAGAACGTCGTCGTATTGGAGATGTCGGAAGTGGTTCTGGTCACTAGAGTCGGCACGAGCTTCAGGCGGTGAGCGCCCGGTGCCTCAAAGTTTGGCGAGCCTGCGGCATTGTCAAGCAGCTCTGTGTCGATCTCTGGAGTAATGATCTCTTCCAGAGCTTCGAATCCGACCGAAAGATTATCAGGCACGTTGCTGTACTTCGTTACAATGAGGGTCTGTGGGGCTACTCTGATGAAGTAGCCCTTCTTGAAGATGACGCCCTCTGTCGTAGTGAACGCATATCCCTTGCCGGTCGGGCTGGACACACTAGCTACTACCACATTGCCGACATTGATGGATGCGTCAGTCAGGATCTGAACTGTGTCGTTACTTGAGAACTCGAACTGCTGAGCTCCGTTGGAGAACACAGCTGAGTTCAAGTACTTCACGTACAGCGTGTTGAGGTTAGGATCTTGAGACTCAAAGCCACTGGTCACGTTGACAATTCGAGCCTGCAGACCGTTAATGTTGGTCGCAAGCCTACCGATGAAGTCCGATACGTTACCGATAGCAAAGTTGTTGGCGTAGTTGTCTCTGATCTTGACAAAGTTATAGTTGTTGTCAAACGTAAAGGCACATCCCTCTACGACTGATCCCTCACGAAATATGTGTCTTCCGAACTTGTCGATCTGGTCCTGCAGGATGGTCTGCATCTGATTGAGTTCGCGAGCCTGAACTGCGACCGACGGTCTATACAGCACTTGGTAAAAGTTGCTGTTGGCCTCAAAGTCATCAAAGTACGGGCTGCGAGAGAGATCTGTATCTAGAGTCATTACTTGTATCCGATTCCTTTAGAATTTGATGACCAGTCTTACTTCTTCTTTGCTTCTGTCCGTCCTGGTCACAGGCTGGAAATTATCGACGTATATAACCCTTCCAGTATCTCTGACAAGCTCCGGATAAAGTATCAGGGGAAAGGAGTTACACACGCCCGATGCACCGGTGGTCTGACCGACAACGGAGTTGAGGGCATTAGATCCAGCTTGAAATCTGTTCGGCCCATCTATGTTGTTCAGCAGCAGTACAGGATACACTTCATCTATGGTTGCATTTGAGCTCAACCCATTATTTATAGTGCTTCCGACAGAAAAGCTTGCGTTCTGACTGACTGATGTAAGCTTTAGGTAGGTAGAGTTAGCTCCGATGATGACACCGTTTGCGTTGGTGGTCTGATCAAATACCCTCTGACCGATGGAAAAAGATCCGACTACGTTCATCAGAAACAGGTCTATTTCGTTTTTATCGGACACGACAGTTCCGTAAGCATTCGACGAAGTCTGGATCACGTTCTCGCCGTTTGCAAATGCTCCGGTGTTTGCTGTCAAGGTAAATCTTAAGGTTTGATCAAACCTGTTACCGAGAGTCGCCGTCACATCTCTAGATCCGTTTGCAGTAGAGATCGTGTTGATGATCGCGTATGCGTTGACGCTTGATTCCACCATGGTGTCACCAGAGACAAACTTACCCACGACGTTACTCAGTACAACTTCGGTGTTCGATATGAGGCTGACCACCTCGGCTCTTGCGCCCGAGGTTGATAGAGAGATGATCTCTGCAGGACTATCGCTTGTGACTTGGAACCTGATGATCTCTGCTGAGGCTACGTTCGCGGTCGTGTTCGAGAAGTATCCGCGGATCTGAGAGTTTGATCCCGTGAATCCACCGAGTACGCCCTTCAACTGGAGGAATGTTGCATTTCCTGTTACGACTACTCCCGCCGCGTTGGATGATGCCTGGACGACTACTTCACCGGGCACCCAGTTTGTTATGGACGCGTTTGCAGATGACGTCAGCTTGTTGTTGATGGTCAAGTTGACTCTGTCGAAGTCCTGCAGCGTTACTCTGACATCCGCAAACTCTGGGTTCTCGAGGATGCCTATCCTTCTGAATTGACCGTATGTCTGAAAGTGATATCCCTCGTTTGCGCCTATGTCAAACGTAGTCGATATTCCTACATACCTGCCACCGAGCTCATAGACTGCATCCTTGCCGTGACCGCCTACGGGAGAGATAATTGCTCTTGCCGAAGCATTTGAGCCAAAGCTCGTGTTGGCGTATATCGTCACGTTGGCTTGAGTGTATCCGCTTCCTGGACTGATAACCTCGATAGCGACTACCTCTCTTGAAGATCCGACCGCTGTGTTGACCGTTGCAATTGCTTGGGCGCCTGATCCATCACCGACAATCTGAACGGTGGGTCCTATCTGGTACTCAGTCTGATCATTGGGCAGAGTTATGCTTGCAAGAGGGGTAGCATTGCCTGTGATCACGCC